ACTTTCCAATGTGCCTTTACGTTTAGTATCTAAAGTAACACAATGGAAACCACCACTCAATGTACGTGCTTGTCTCATTGGTAGTGCTATAGACTCTATGCCCCATTTATCTAATTCTTTACGTAACTCTTCTTGATTCTCGTCACAAATTACAAGTTTTTCGTTTACACTCATAAAGTTTAGACCAATGTACTTACTGCAAGGCGAAACGTTATTCGGCAAGTTTGTTCCAATGTCGTGTACTTTATTTCCTGGAAAGAATATTTTATCCCAGGTTTTAAAGATAGGTGGATACCAGTCTGGGTTAATTCTATCTCCGTTAAACAAAACTAGTCCAGGACGTAATGGTATCACTGTACTATCAAAATGTGAATAACTATAAAATTTTTCAGCAAGATGAATCTTGTACCCTCTTGGTTCTAATATTGTTTTTAACCATTGTCCCCCTAACAACGTACCACTGTTGCTTACTTGATAAATTAAATCCTTTCCAAGTCTTACAACATTAGGTGCATCAAAAACAATTTCTTTATTTGTCAATGTAGGAATACTTAAATCCTCTAATTGATAACTTTCATCTAAAAGTCTTGGGCGTGGTGCACTTAACCATTGTGAACCACCTGCCATTGCTTCATATAAAAACTCTCTGTATGCAAGTGTTTCATACTGTCTTGCTCTCATGGCTCCTGGACAGTCTATGATAAGATTATCTAACGGCAATAACAAATCTCTAGGACAATATGTGTACCAACCTGTTGTTTTCCAATCAGGTGATGAAAATTCTTTTGAATGATCTATGGCTTCTGGACGTCTTACTTTTACTCCAAGGTTTCCTAATAATTTTGCTAATCCATCAAGGTCCTCGTTTGCTTCATCAATTACCCATTCAGGACTAGGACCTTCTAGATCTTTTATGTGTTCCCATTTACAGTCTGCAAAACCAAACGAGTGTGTTGATTTATCCACAGTAGGAATACGGGCATGATCGGCAATGCCAACAAAACATTCCTCTAATGGATCCCAATCATTGTGACTACTTACTACGGTCATTTATTTTTTCTCCTATTAGTTCACTAATACATACCCTATTCATTTTGCCGCCTCTGTTAAACTCCTTATACTCTTTTCCGCCTAATCCAAACATTATGCAGTTTGTAGGTTGTAAATTCTTTTCTTCACATACTTGATAATACTGTTTCGCATACGTGTTCCAATTATGATCAACACTGTATTCTTTTATTAAAGTATTAGCAATACTTAACGATACGCGGTTAACCATATCAACTGAATTGAACACATCAATACCATCGTCTGCATTGCCACGTTGACATCTTATCCCAACCCGTAGAAATTCAGCACCATAAAATGCTTTGCTTATACTAAACGTTATTGTATCAATACAACGAAAACTTAAATCCAATTCTATCTCTTTTGTACATGGATAGTAAGCAAAATCTAGTAGCACAGGAATATCAAGGTTGTTACACTTATGTAAAAGTTGTTCTGTAATTTCATGTTGTGTTCCTAAATCACTAAATGGTACACTTATAATTAAGGCATCACCTCTCATAAGATCGTCATTTAATTCTTTAAAATTTGCTCCGTGTTTCAAACAGGCTTTATGATACATAAATTCTCCTGCTAAAAATCTAAAACGTTTTTCCTTAAATTTCCAATAGAAATGATCAAAACTTTGTATTGTTCCGTTTACAATTTGTATGTTTTTATATTTCCAGAGATTCTTTAAATTATTTTTTTCGCTTGACTTTATCCATTCAAAGAAATTATTTTTAAATTCATTTGGTAGTCTATCGTTATATAAGTCCTGTGCTGGAATCATACTTTCAACACGTTCTCTAATACTAAAGTCTACAACTGGTTTAGCCCCTCTTAAATTCATCTCTAACTCCGGTTACCTGCATTGTGTATTTTGGTTTCATACCATTATTTGCACTGAGGTGTGGTTCATCTTTTTCTATTATTATAGCATCACCACGTTTCCATTGCAAGATAGGATTATTGTTTATTTCAAAGTAATGACCCGATTCCCAATCTTCCAAAAATATGTTTACACGAATACAGTCTTCAGGGGCAACATTAAATTTTTTTGATATCATATAAAATGTATCTACATGACTAGGTAATGTTTGTCCAGGCATTTGGTGCATCACTGCTATTGTGTAACGGTTGAATAAAGTTTCAGCAAACTTCTTAAAATTGCCATTTGGAAATGCTTGTTTGTATTTTGTATTGTTTGCAGTATATCCTGCTAAATGGTATTTTTTATTTTGTGATTCAAATGCCGTTGCTCTACCTTCGTCAGTAACGTTATCTTTCTCTGACCAATTGAGAGTCTTATAATTTAAAAATGGTAAATCAATTCTTATTTGTTCCATGACTGATCGTATGGGGTTCCTGTCTTTTCATCATACCAATATAAACTTCTATGTGGCGGATGTTTGTCATCATGTTTAGCATTACTAACATAATAAAAGAACCTTATTCCTTTTCTACTTTTTCCTTCTGGACAAGTCATTGGATCTGGATATCCATGAAAGGCAAAGTTATTGTAATTCCAAATTACACAATTACCTGCATTGACTGGGACCTTCGTTAAAAGTTTTTCTCTTTTGCTATCATAGAAGTTCAACTGTCCGCCCCAATGTTGTTCCCAATCATCGTTTAGATATATTACGACACTTAACATTCTATGAAGTTTTAGTTCTTCACACCAATTAAAATCAGTATGTATTTTTAAACTGTCACCTGTAAATGATTTCATATATCCTGCTCCAACCAAATGAGGATCAGGTATCAAGTCAACTGTGTCAGTCACTTGTTGTAGCCATTTTATAAAAGTAGAACTATGTAAAGCATGAACTATTTGATCTTGAAAAGGCGACTTATCAGTGTTATTAAATTCATACATACACGAGCCTGCACGAGTAAAATGTTTGCAATCTTCTAATGGAATTTCATCAAGTTCACGTGCAAGTTTTTGCACAATGTCTATAGGTAAAAAATTTTCTAAAGTTAAAAGACTGTAATCAGGATGACTTCTATACTTTTTTTGTAGTGAGTATGTGTCCTTAAAATTTTTGGATATATGGTCTAATACTTGTTGCTTCATGCAACTATTTACTTGGAAATTACGTCTTGATATACCTTTTTGAGATGTTCCCAAGGCAGTCCTGCTTTGCATTCATCTTCACGCCATTGACAGTATGCAAGGTTATTAAGCCAATTAATTCTTTCAAAATATTCAGGATTTTCTAGTGTAGATAAGTCTTTATTTGACACTTCCCAAGCCATTGAACTAGGACACATACTAAAGGTAGGGATACCTTCCATTACACTTTCAGTCAGTCCATTACTATTAAATCCAACAACTGCATAAGCATTTTGGAAGTCTTCATACAACCCTTTGCCACCTTCTAATATTCCCCAGCCTTGCATATTTTGACTTATTTGATCTTTTAAATTAAGTTTTTCTAATACTGCGAGTTGTCTATCCTGTCTTAATGGGTGCATTCTAATCCGTATTGGTCTATCAGAATACTTCTTAATTTCATTTATCGTATGTGTAATAAAGCCTTCATAACTTCCGTGTCTTTTAACTAGATTTTTTAAACTACTGTCACCGGGTCTTTGTAATAAAACTAATATATAGTCGCCTTTGTTAATACGCCAATCTTTTACAGTAAGTTTTTGATCCTTTTCTATTTGTGCATATCTGTCACCAGGGCAGTTTTCATTATTGTAATTTCCCTCATCACGGAAATAACTGAACCAACTATATCTATGATATGCCATTGGATTAGGCGGTGGCGGCATATTGCGTCTAAACACTGCTGACTCAACACATATCCATGGCTTACCACTGTCAGCAACAAAATTATATATGTGTCCTATCTTCTTTTCTTTTTTACATTCTTTAATGTTTGCTTGTACATATACGTCGGCGTTTGCATCTTTTATTTCTGCAAAAGGCACAACCTTAAATGTATCTGGTAGCGGATGATAAGTCCACATAAGTTCTTTTATTGCTACTACATTCATTTTGTAAACACTAAACCTCTATTCCTTACAAAGGCTTTTTTACCTTTTTTACCTAAGTTCATTGTACTATGTTCTCTTAATTGTTTTGTAAGTTCTGCATTATGTTTTAAACCATTTGTCGCGAATGTCTGTATCCAGTAATCTTCATCTTTTAAATTTACATGATGATGTCCTTCCCAACCTGGTGGTGCGTAAGTAATTACAACTGTATTACAAGATTGAAAACAAGGCATATAATTAGGTATGTATTTTTCCTCTACGTGTTCTACAAATTCAACACTCCAACCTATGTCGTATTCAAAATCTGGTATGTGTGGACCTTTACTAAAATCATGTAAGGTATAATCTGTTTCATTTAGTCTCTTTAATGTGTGGTCACCGTCTATACCTTTTACAAGCAAACCTTTGGACTTTGCAAGTTCAACCATGCCTCCTGGTCCACAACCTATATCCAAAAATGTTTTTGCATTTGTTGTTTTTATTAACCAATCTAATGCTCCGTGGTCCAGATGTGTTTTGTTTTGATGACCTCCAAGGTGTGCTTCTAACATTAGATGTCTACCTTATGTCTTTTAAGAAACTTACCCATCTTTGCTTTTTTATTGTGACCTTTCATGTGTACCATTTTAGGTCTTAGAATTGAACTATTAAAAGGATGTTTGTTTGTAGTTGCACCTTTATTCAAATCAAAGAATAAGTTTTTGTTTTTATTTTGTAATCTTAATGTAGTAAAGATAAAACTATCGTGTGTCTCACGTAACTCTTTTAGTTTTAATGTAGTGTACATTTCTTCAAATTCTTTTATAAACTGTTTTACCTGTACGTTATCTAAATCATACATCATAAAACCACACTCATCATAGACACTAGGTCTTCCTAAATAACTTATCCCATGTCCATCTGGTTGCAAACTATTTAAAAAATTATGGTCCATAGGACTGTGTATCATGGCGTCTGCATCTAACCATACTAGTTTTCCTTTGCCTTCTGCCATTCTAAAAATTGGAAATGTTTTATGTGCAAATTTTGTTGCCTGCCATTTGAATTTAAATTTTTCTTTGGCCATGATCTCTCCATTTAAAAATGGATCATTGTCGCCTACTTCTAAAAATTTTCTTAATTTTGGACACGATTCGTATATGCTATACCATATAACTCGTGATGATAATTTTGCATTATGATACCATGTGTCTTTTTCTAAGTCTTCTGAAAAGATATGTATTTTTACATCTTCAGGTAGATGTTTGTCCCACGTTTTTACATTTTCGCGAGATCCTAATTCCCAATATTTTTTATTTAAACTTGTAACAAAATTATACTGAGGCATCTTCCATACCAGCCACTCTGAGTTTTACAATGTTTGTTAGTTGCCATTGTTTTTGATCTAGTCCTTTTAAGACTCCTAACCATTTGTTTCTCATTAGTGCAAATTCATTAATTATTTTTTCATAATCAACTACGTCTGGTTCGCCATCAACATATTTTTCTACGTCTCTGCTTGAAAGTGCTCTTTGATAATTTTCTAAATATTTTTTGAAGTAGGAACTTCTTAAACGCCTTAATTCAATATTCATATAATTTAATATTGCTTCAAGTTCTTGTAATTGATTAAATCTTTGTTCTACAATACCAGGCATATTCGCAGATGCTTTTTCTACATTACCTTTGATACCAACCTGTCGCTTTGCTTCAGTCAGTTCATTCTCGTAATACGCCAGAGCATCTGGAATATGACTTATGTCTTTGGATATTTTACTATACCACATTACCATTCTTCATCTTCTGAGTCATCAAAACCATCTTCGTCTAGGTCCAAATAATAACTAATGGCCGCATCTAAATGATCACAACTTCCCATTGAATCTCTAAATGTCTCATCACTGACACCCATATCTGCACAGGCATCTACGTATTTTTCAGCAACCATTTCTATTTGCTTTTTATCTACGTATTCCTTGAACAAATTCCAAATGTCAATAACATGACTTGATTCCGCTTCAATCACTATTGTTACTCCTCAACTGTTTCATCAACAACTTCTGCTGGTTTCTCATCTACCATATTTGCAAAGTCACTCATAATTATGTTTAACTTTTCGCCTGTCCAGTCTTTTCGATAATCTAAATGTTCTTTGCCTGTTGAATCAACGTATTTAAGTCTATTGCCTTGTTGAGTAAGTAGTCCTTTTTTCTCAAATAAGTCCACAAGTCCACTGTAAGGATCCATACCTGTTTCATATGGAATCTTAACCTGTACACTTTCAAATGGTTTACTATATCTAGTTTTCATAACCTTACAAGCGGCTCTAATACCTCTTACGTCAGTTACTTTTTTACCATCTTGGTCTTCTTTAAGTTTTAATTTTTTCATTGCAACAACAATACTACTTGCATATATAAATCCTTGTCCACCTGATATCTTATCATCTGGATCAAACATATCTTGCGAAGCATACGTGTGGTTAGTTGCTACAAGTCCTACATTGTGACTACCAAACATATTAACACAGTTTCTTACAAGTGCCGTTAGTGCCTTAGGCTTTCTACCCATATCACCTTTTAAGTCACCTTTACCAAACTGATCAACATCTGTTGGAGTCAATAACATACCTAATGAGTCAATTACAAATAAAACCTTTGGACGATCTTCTTCTGGCATTTCTCTATAATCGCCCATAAATGTTGATACTGTTTTTGCAACATCATCAATCATTGACATATTAAGTTTTAATAATTTCTTTTCATCTGTATCTACGTCTAATGCAGTTAGCCAAGTTTCGTCAAGTGCGTTCTCTGAGTCAACTAAAACTACAAAGATACCTTGCTTCTGTGCTTCTTTAACAATGTTACCTGCACAAAAATAAGATTTACCTGATCCTGATTCACCTGCAAAAACAGTAACTTTGCCCAAAGGAATACCTCTGTTAAAGTCACCTGATACTAGATAGTTGAGTGCATAGTTACCAGTACTAACCCAATCAGTAGGATCATGAAATCCTGCACTCATACCTGTAATGGATTTAGTTAAGTTTTTACGAAACTTAGAAACGTCAAATGCCTTACTAGCCATAACTTCTCCTTCTTAACAAGTGGGAGTAGGCCGAAACCTACTCCCTACAAGTTTATTAGCCTTGTCGTGAACGGATCATTTTTAAAATGTCTTCCGCCTTGTTGTTAGTTGTAGATTCTGCGGTTGCAGTCGCTGGTGCTTCTGCTACCTTTTCAACAACTGGCTCTGGAGCCGGCTGTGCTGGAGTCTCTACACTAGCAGTAGTTGTTGGTGTTTCCGCTTTAGGAGTACTAGGTGCTACTGGATCTCCTGTCTTTGCACTAACACCTGCTGGACGAAAGTATTGTCCAAACTTCTCTGTGTCATATGCTTCACCATCAACTGATGCTTTAAACATCTCACTGATTACCTTGACCTCAACTTCACTTGGTTGCTTAGGAAGGAAATCGCTTAGGTTAAACAAACCATTTTTGTCAACCGCCGCCTTCTCTTCTTCAGTAATAGGACGTTCACGTCTTGCCCAACTTGAAGTTGAATAATCTGCGTATCCGCCTTTTGAAGTTTTAGTAATTCTAAAATCTACCCCAGAAGTATAATCTGTTGGCAGTTCTTCCATATCTGGATCCATCAATGCACTCTTGATGAGTTGGAAAATCTGTGGTCCAATTATAAAACGTCTAATTGGATTTTCAGGAGTTCCATCTTCCTGTAATGCATTGTCAGTTACAAAGCCTTGGAAGATATATGATCTTTTCTTCCAATACTTTCTACCAAGATCCTCTAATGATGGATCTTTAAACCAACCTCTTACTTCTGCAAGAATTGGACAAGACTCTCCATACATTTCCATACATGGTACTTGTACCTGTACAGGTCTGCTGTCAGTCTCACCTTTAATACCTGCGAAAGGGAGTTTGATCATTAATCTTTCTTTCCAAAAGAAAGTGTTGTTGCTATCGCCATCTGGCAAGAAACGAACCGTTGAAGATTCACCTTCTTTTAAATTCCAGAATGGGTAGATTGCGTTGTCGGATGGTCCTCTGTTCCT